GTTCACGCGGATGTCGGCGGTGACCACGACGTTCTGCTCGTTCTCGGGATCGACCCTGCGGCCGACCGAGAGGTCGTTGATGCGCAGGTAGTCGCAGTAGGAACGCTTGGTCGACGTGTGATCGAGGTCCACGCCGTCGAAGTCCCACAGCGGGATGCGCCGCGCACGCCCGAGGTCGCGCCCCACCAGAAAGCCCTGGTAGAGCCCCTCCTCGATGGCCAACGCTGCCATCAACGCCAACTCGGGGTTCGGCTGCGGCGTCGGGAACAGATGCAGCGTGCACGGCTGGATGGCGTCCTGGTGGTAGGAGGGACCGCTGTACTGCGTCGGCCCGGCCAGCCCGACGCGACAGAACGGACGCCGGAACGTTCCCTCCTCGATGGCCAGCCGGGTCTCCCAGACCACCGCGTCCAGGATCGACTCGCCGGTGTACTTCGTCAGCGAACGCAGGGCGTCGAGGGTCGTGCGCATTTAGCCCGGGTGCCTTCCAAGCTCGCGCGGGAAGCGCGCGCCGCTGATCTGGAAGCCGTGGCCGCGCTCCTGCGCGTTGGCCCACTCCGCCAGGATCGGCCGCATGATCTGATCGAACTGCGCCTCGACCATCGAGGCGCTGATCGCGACCATGTGCTGGCCTGGCGAGCCCGGATGCCAGACCTGCTTGGCGAAGATGACCTTGCCGCCGATCACGAAGCGCAGGTAGTCCGAGCCCCCGGCCGCCTTGCCCTTCGCGCGGATGCGGTACTTGCGGTGGTGCGGGCCGAACAGCCCGGTGCCGTGCTCCACGTAGGGCGCGTAGTCCACGTCGGTCGCGACGCCCGACTCATACACGGCGGCACCGCCCTGCTCGTGCGCGACGGTGACCGGCTTCTGATACCAGGACGTGCGCAGATTGCGCGTGTCGACCGGCGTGTTGATGATCGTGAAGTCGACCATCCGACTGCCGCCGTGGACCGTGGCGTAGTACATGAAGTCGTGCAGCGGCTCGGGCTTATACAGGTCCGGCAGATGCAACGCCGTGGTGTACTCGAACGGCACTCAGCCGACTCCCGCCGCGAGCGCGCCGGTCGGATCGAACTCCTGCTCGTTGATGGCGCGCAGGCCGACCTCCCAGCCGATCACCCGGCGCTTCTTGCGCAACGGCGTCGGGTCGGCGGCGACCTCGAAGTGAAAGACGCCAAGCTGCGGGCTGAGCACCTGCACCTTGTCGGTGGCCAGCAGGCTGATGACGCGCCCCTCGGTGTCCTTGACGCCGAACAGCATCGTCGACTGCTCGACGACGCGGGGCACCTCCGACTCGCCCTCGCGGTTCTGCGGGCGCGAGGCAAGCTCCAGGCGGCAGCGGAACCACGGCCCGATCACGGTGCCGAACCGCGTGCGCCCCTCGACCTTGACGCCCGCCGCTTCACGCCTGGCGATGCGGGCGCTATCGACCAGCGCCGAGTTCAGGCCCATCGCTTACCACGCCCTCGGCCACGGACGCAGCGGGTCCTCGGTTTCGTACTGGGATTCCAGGCCGCCGAGCCCGCGCCCCGACCAGTCCATCTCGGTGACGGCGAACCCCGGGGCAACTTGGTCCTCTAGCCACGCGAGGTAGTCGTCGTGCTTGTCGTCGGTCATCGCCGCCACGAGCGCGTGATCGAGCGCTGGCCATGCCGTCAGCGCCTTGGCCTTGATCGCGTCCTCCGCCGACCGGCGGGTCTCGGAGTAGCTGCCCGCCGAGAAGCTGGAGATGAGGTCGAAGTCCGCGAGAGTCTCCAGGTAGTCCGGCGTCGACTGGGCCGCCTGCATCTCTACGGCCAGGCGTACCGCAAGCTCGACGAGCGGCTCCTTATCAGCGGGCACCGCGTTGAAGGTCTCCCAGCCGGTGAGGTGAATGACCAGCGCGTTGGCGGCCGGAATGACCAGCCGGTCCAGCGGGTCGGGCGTGGCGACCGGGTAGCCCTGTTCAGCGAACGCCGCCTGGCTGATGGTGCGGATGCGGGATGCGGTGATCGGCTCCATCTCTCATCTCAGACAGCGAGGGCCGGACGTGTCGCCCGGCCCTGCGCGTCGGTCCCCTTCTTCCTACGAGGGCTCGCGGCGGCGGCGGCCCTGCTTCTCGGCGGGCGCGGGCTGATCCCCGCTCTCGCTCTCGCCGCCTTCGCTGGTGGTGGTGTTGGTCGTGGTGGTGGTCGTCGTTTCACTGCCGCCGGGGCTGCTGGTGCTGCTGCTGCTCTCGCCCCCACCAGAAGTGTCCTGGCCACCCGCCGGGGTCTCTGCCCCCGGCCCCGCGTCCTGCGCCTCCTCGGCCGCCTGCTGCTGGACCTCGTTGGCCTCGTCACGCGCGGCCACGGCCTTCTGGGAGGCCTCCGCCTGGGCCTCCTTGATCGCGTCCTGGATGAGTTCCTCGGCCTCCGCGCGCGCCTGGGCGATGATGAGCCGCGCCTCCTGCTCAGCCTCCGCCTGACGCTGCTGAGCCGCCTCGGCGTCGCTCGCCTCGGTGCGCTCGGGCTCCGGGCCGATACCGAGTTCGTGGGCCGGGATCACCTGCTTGTACTTGTGGCCGGATTCGGTCTCGACCACCGCGACGAAGTAGTCGCCGCGCTTGGCGTAGGCGAGCACCCGGCCGCCCTCGACCTTGCCCTGAACCGCGTCCAGGTCGACATCGTGCTCGGTGTCAACCGGCAGCAGGTTGGCCGCTCGTAGATCGGCCGGGTAGGCCGCTCGGTTGGCCTCGATGAGGTCCTCGGCGTTGCCGGTCAGGCCGTACTGGCCTCGGAACTCGGCGGCTGCCGCCCTTGCGTCGTTGCCTCGTGGCATCTCAGTCTCACCTTCTCCCTAAGGAACGACGGAGCGATAGGCCCCACGGGGATCGACCGGCGCGACGCCGAAGTCGAATCGCACCTTGAAGTCCACCGAGTCGAGTTCGTAGGTGTACGGGTCGGTGCCTGCGCCGAGGGCCGCCCGGACCATCGGGTCCTTGAGCCCCACGAACGGCTCTTCGCGCCCGTCGAGGAAGCCGACCGCGAAGGCCGGGATGTCACCCGGGCTCGCGAACATGTACCAGTTGTTGGAGTCCGAGAAGAACGGGTCGCGGATCACGCCGTCGTTGGGCAGGATGCCCGCCAGCGGGTTGATCGTGCCCTTGTCGAACACGTCGGTGCCGACACCGGCCGCGCCGGTGTAGTTGATGTTCGCGCCGGTGAACTGCGAGTTGAGGATGCGGTTGGCGATCAACTGCATCCGGGCGTTCTTGACGACGAGCGCGGCGGGCGTCACGTGGATGCGCCGGTTGTCGTCGTCGAGTTGGTCTTCCATCGCCCCGATGGCGACCGCCATCGAGTCCTCCGACAGCGCCGTCACCACGTCGTTGCCCCGGCCCGCGCCAAAGAACGGCGAGCCGTCCGGTGCGGTCGGGTTGGACTCGATCAGCGCGACGATGGTCTCCAGGACGAACAGCCCGGCCGCGTAGCCCATGTCGGCGGGGTTGCGGTTGAGCAGTTCGTTGGTGTCGTCGTTGCGGATCGCCTGCCGCGTGATCCCGTAGACGCCGCCGTAGGTGTCGATCACCAGCACGGCGGGCGGACGCTCAGTGCGCCGCATGCCGGGGTACTCGCCGTGATCGCCCACGTAGCCGATCCCGCTCAGCCCGTTCAGGCCGCGCAGGCGGCGCTCACGGAAGTCGCTGACGTTCTCGACGCGGGTATAGCGGCGGTACTGGCTCTGGGCGCGGCTGTAGCCGTGCCAGAGACTCTGGGTCACTGGCCCCATCAGGAACGACGGGAAGTCGGCCTTGGAGTCAGCCTCCTCCACTCGCAGGTCGCGCCACTCCTTGTACGCCTCCAGGAGGCGCACTGGCTTCCCGAACTCGCCGTACGGTCCGATTGCACTCACCTCCTTGAGGTGGGTCCGGCGGGGCAGCCGCCGCCCGCGCCGGAGCGCGGACCCGTCAGTGTTGTCGTGAAGTGCTGCATCAGGATCAGGTCGCCGTCTGGTCCTTGAGGTCGAGGTCGACGCGCATGTAGCCGGTCGGCGTGCCGCGCTGGCCCGCCAACTCGACGACGACGCCGAACTTGAAGCCCAGCCCCGCGCCGGTCGCGGTCAACTGGAGGGCGTTGGTGGCCTTGACGATCCAGACCATCGCACCCTTCGTCGCGCCGCCGACCGTCGCCACCTGGCGGATGCCCTTCGTGCGGATGTGGAAGGCCTCGCCAATCCCGATCTGGTTCTGCGCCGCCTGGGCGGCCTGCCAGGAGGACGCCTTCTGCTTGATGGCGACACCGACAACACCGTCCTCGACGCACGCTGCGCCGTGGTTGGTGACCTTGGTGGCCACCGCGTAGTAGCCCTGGCCTGGACGCTCGTAAGGCATGCTCGCTCCTTCCTGGCCCTAGACCCGCGCCCAGGGGTCGCTGGTCATATCCACCCCGGCCTCCTGAAGAACCGAGCCGTAGAGCGTGCCCTGGTGTCGGGTCTCGCCCTTGTTCTCGCCCTCCTGGATGGCCTGCTTGTCGCCGGGGGCGACCTGACCGGGACCTTGGCCGTGCACACGAGTGGGCACCGCCTCCCCGAGCTTGCGCCGCTCGTCCTTGATCGCCGCCTCGACCGCTTCGCGCAGAACCGACGACGCGCCCTTGGTGACCTGACCCTTGTCGTCGACCTCTTCGACGACATCGAGTTCGGACGACGGCTGGCCGCTCTCGCGGAGGCTGAAGCGCTGGCGCAGCCCTTCCTTCCACGTCGGCGGCAGCTTGGCTTCCGCGATCAGCGCCGCAGCTTCATCGCGCATGTCGCGAAGCTGGACCTTGCGGTCGGCGGATGCTTCCGCCTCCGCGCGAATCACGTCGCGCTCGGCCTCGACGAGCGCCGGAAGCTGCTCGTTGACCTGCGCTTGGACTGCCTCCTGGATAACGTCCTGGAGGATGCTCTGCCCGGCCTCGGACTGGAGAGCCTCCTGGATCGCCTCGGGAGTGACCTCTCCCATGTCGCCTCCTTGATTGTCGTCGGCCAGCGCCTCGCGAAGATACGGACGCTCGGTGTCGAGAAACCGGACGAACTCGTCGTCGTTCATCTCGGTGATGAGAGCCTGGGCTTCCACGGAGCCCTCGTCGTACAGCGACTCCATCAGCGTCACGACCCGGCCGCCCGCACCCGCGAGCGTCACCCAGTCGACGGAGCCGCCCTCAGCGATTCCCACCACGTCGTACACGCGATCCCTGGCGTGGCGAGCTTCCTGAAGCTGGAGGCCGAGCGCCTTGGCCGCCTCCTGCACGGTGGTCTCCCGCACGCCGGTGGCGTCGGCACTGATGGACGCCTCGACCAGTCGCGGGTCGAAGTCAATGAGCTTCTTGGCCAGCCCGAACGGGCGCGCCCAGCCGACCACCGCGCCCTTGCCGAACCCCTTGCGCGGGTCGGCGGGCACGTCGGCGTCCCACCAGGACTCCTCGACGATGCCGCCGACGTGCGTCAGCGAACGGGGCAGCCCGGCTTGGGCCTGCTTGGCCTGCGGGGAGAGGTGGTCGACGTACATCGGCCAGCCCGCGAAATGCTCGGCGTGCTCACGCAGCATGTCGGGCCGGTACAGGTGACGGCCCCTGCCGCGCCCAATGCACGGCCGGATGACGTGCGTGAGCACACGGCCGTCTTCCTGGATCGCTGAGGGGTGCGCGTGAGCGCCCTCACGTAGCTCCATCGCCTCGGATGGAACCTCCCGCGCGGCTGTGGCGGTCGCCATGCGCCGGATGGTAAGCGCGCCTCCGGGGGCAACCTACATGGAAGATTCGCCTGTAGGGAGCCCCCGTGAGCGCCGCTAGCTTCAGGGTCGCCTCCGTCCCCTGCTACTTACCTCCCTGCGGGGGGCGGGGGCACCGTCTTGCTGGCGGCTCGTTCGACGTTGACCATCATGAACTTGTGCGCATCGCCGCGCCGTAGGGCCTCGTAGGTCAGGCCCATCGCCTTGGCCAGTTCGCCCGCCGCCATCTCGACGGCGGCCTGCTGGAGGATCACCACGAGCGCCCGCTCGCGCTGCTCGGGCGGATCGTTGTGGGCGTCGACGGCAAGCGCCTCGTCAAGCGCGCTCACCCGGACCGCCCCCTCAGGTACTCGCGATACGCCTCGAAGTAGCCGCGCTCAACCTCGGGGTCCCAGCCCCCGGCCGCCTCGATGTCAGCGGTCATGTCGTCGGCCTCCGGCGTGCCGGAGGAGCCGAGCTTGGCCGCATGCCCGGCGGCGAGCGCGCGGCCCAGTTCGTACCTCGTCGGCAGCGTCACCCGAGTCGCTCCTTCGCATAGTCGCGGCGCGCGTCGAAGTAGCCGCGCTCGACCTCGGAGTCCCAGCCTCCGGCGGCTTTGATGTCGGCGCTGATGGCGTCGATCCTGAGCACCGCGTTCTCGGCCTCGGGCTCGCCGTAGTGGTCGAGCTTGGCCTCCTCCTCGGCGGCCAGCGCGCGTCCCAGTTCGTACTTTGTCGGCTGCGTCATCGTCATCGCCCGCCCGCCTCCGCTCGCTCGCTGATGGTCTCCGGCGCGCGGCCCCGACTGAAGTCCAGCGGACTGAACTCGACCACCGTGACGTACTTCCCGGCGGCGAGCATCTCGGCCTCGCCCAGCGGCAGCGGGAACGTGCGCATCGACCCTCCCACCGGCCAGAAGCGCGCGCGCTTCTTGCCGCGCCGGTCGGTGCTGAACCAGATGCACCGAATACGTTTCGGGTCCTTCATCGCCCCCCCTTGGTCAGGTTTACGCCACCCACTGTAGCGCAAGATGTGAGCAAGGCGCTCGCGGTGTCGCGAGCGCCTCTTGGTCAGTCCGCGATGCCCAGCCGAGCCTCGGCGGCACGCTCCGCCTCAAGCTCAGCCCACTGCTCGCCGGTGTACTCCGGGCGGTCGTGATAGCCGCGCCCCCGCAGAAGCTCGGCCTCGACCGAGCGGTAGGCCCCGACGTAATTGTCGTTGCGGCGGGTGTACTCCGTCCAGTCGGCCAGCTTGGCGGCCAGGTCGGCCTCCGAGGTGAGGTACCGGCCGGGGTCGATGACCTCGACGTTCCCGGCGGCCGTGAAGGTCCGCTCGCCGTCGTCGGTGTCGAGCCGGATGCGGCGCTTGGTCGGCCCCCAGGTGCCGTAGCGCGAGCCGCTGTAGCGGTCCTCGCCCAGCCAGCCGATGGTGCCCTCGGTGCCCTTGGCGATCTTGCGCCCCTTGACGACCCGGACGCGCTTGCCGACGGCCACGTCGGCCGCGTCGGCCAGGTCGGCCTGGCGGTAGCGCTTGATGCCGTCGGCCGCCAGGTACGCCGCCGCGAGGTCCTTGACCTCATCGGTGGCGTCGACGCTCGCGCCATTGTGGTAGGTCCAGCCGCGCGTGGTCGCGTACTGCACGCTCGTGACCTGCTCGCCGTCCCAGACGAGCGCGTAGAAGTCACTGTCGTCGTACCCGTTGCGCTCCCAGGTCCCCAGGACGGCCCCCTCGTACTCGATGAGGTGAATGTCCTCATCGGCGTTGAAGTGTTCGCCCTTCAGGTCACCGTGGCACGGCTCGACCCGCGCGCCCTTCGCGATACGGGCATCGGCCCGTTCACCGCGTCGAGTGCAGGTCACAACTGCCATGCGCTACCTCCTTGGTCGGGAATCGCGGCCTTCTCCTGACCGCACCACCAGTATAGCGCACGATGTGAGCTTAGGGAAGGCCTCCTGCTCGGGGAAGGACGGCGATGTCGAGGTAGCCGTCGTTGGGGAAGCTCTTGGGGCCGTCGGGCATCAGCATGTGAACCTGCGCGCGGAACAGGCCCGCCACGTTCACGTCGTTCGCCACGTAGTCCCAGGCGAATCGGCCGGGCGTGTCCAGCGACAGGCGCAGGTAGAAGTTGCGCGGGGCAACGCCCAGCGCCGGGCTTACCGGCTCGATGCCGAGCTTCACGTCGACGGCCAGGTTGAGCATGACCGGCTCGCCGTTGGCGTCATAGATCGTGCCGAGCATCGAGCCCGCCGTGCCCTGCGTGATCGGATAGGGGCCGGTGAGCGCCGGGCTCATGGCGCGATGGTAAGGCCCGGTGCGTCGTCGAGAACAACCGAATCCGAATCGTCGTCCAGGCGCACGCTGTAGAGCGCCGGGTCCAGGCGCACCCGCGTGCGCGTGGCGTCCAGGCGGATGACCACGGGCTCGACGGGCGCGTGGTAGAAGAGCACCGACCGCTTGGGGCCGCCCGCGCGCAGCGTCGCGACCGCACCGGCGGTCCGCGTCGGCAGCAGCAGCCCCCACGTGCCGCCGCCGGTCGCGTCCGTGAACACGCCGCCCGCCTTGACGACGGTCCTCGTCGCCGGGCTGCCCGCCACGTAAGCGGCCTGGCCGCCGCCGGTGCGTAGCGAGAAGACGGCCCGGGGTCCCGAGCCGGTCGAGTAGGCCACGACACCGCCGCTGGTCTTGCTGGCGGCCACGCTCTTGGGCTGGCTGGTCGTCCAGCGCGCCTGCCCGCCGCCGGTGTAGGAGCGCATCAGCAGCCGCACGCTGCCGCCCACCGTCGCGCTCACGGCCCCGCCGGACCTGGCGAGCAGGGCGCGGCTCGGGCCGCCGCTCAGCGGGTTCGCGCTCGCGCCGCCGGTCGTCGGCTTCTGCGCCGCCTTGGTGGCACCGGCCACGCTGACCGCCTGCCCGCCGCCGACCGCCTGCCGCGCCGCGATCTTCGTGCCGCCGGGTCGACCCACGCCCTGCCCGCCGCCGACCTTGCCGGTCGCCACCTGGAAGAGCGAGGTGCCGCCCGCGACCGCCTGCGCCACACCGCCGCCGGAGTAGACACGCACCAACGCGCGGACGCCTCCCGCCAGCGCGCCCATGACACCACCGCCGGTGCCCGTTCGACGCACGGCCTTGGCCGCACCGGCCAGCGCGCTATTGAAGCCACCGCCGGTCTTCAGCAATAGCGAGACCTTCGAGCCGCCGGTACTTGCGACGGCGACACCGCCGCCGGTGGTCGGCCGGGCCGCCGCCTTGCCGCCCCCGGCGACCGTGCCCGCGACGCCGCCGCCGGTGCCCGTCCGGCGCGCCACCTTGGTGCCGCCGGGGACGCCGACGGCCACGCCGCCGCCGGTCTTCGTCGACAGGCCGGTCCTGACGCCCGTGCCACCAGCCGCGCCGCCTGCCTGCCCGCCGCCGGTCTCGGGCCGCGTGGCGATCTTGGTCCCGCCTGGAGCGCCCCCGGCTTGACCGCCGCCGGTTCCGGCGCGCGCCGCGACCTTCGTGCCACCGGGCTTGCCGACCGCTTGACCGCCGCCCGGCTTGCTCGACAGCGTGACGGCCTTCGTACCGCCGGGAACGCCGGTGGCCTGGCCGCCGCCGGGCTTGCCGGAGGTCGAAGCGACCTTGGTGCCGCCGGGAACCCCGACCGCCTGGCCGCCGCCCGACTTAGTGGCCTGCTCGACCTTGGGACCACCGGCCACCATGACCGCCCGGCCGCCGCCGG